CTGATCCGTGTTTTCTCCCCACTGGTCTCTCCCGGTGGGGGCCCCACCGGGTGGGGCGGTGCGTGATGGCGGGCGAGGTTCGGCACGGCACGACCACGGCCTACCGGGGTGGGTGTCACTGCTCGGAGTGCCGGTCGGCGCACGCCTCCGCGAACCGGGAGTGGCGGGCCCGCCGCGCCGAGCGTCGCCGCCTGGCTGAGCTCGACGAGTCCGCTCGGGCGCAGGCCCTCGCGGATCTGGTGGAGCCGGCGGCCGCGGCCGGCGCGGTGGCGGGCCTGCTCGACGGGGCGCTGCCGCCGGGCGCGGTCGAGTCGGCATTGGACCGTGAGCTCGCCGCGCTGGTGGGAGAGCCACCGTGGCGGGAAACGCTCGGGGCGCTGGCCCGCGCGAACGCCCGCATCGTGGACCAGGCCCCGCTGCATCAGCGCCTCGACGTGCTCTCCGGTGTGCAGCTGAGGCTGCTCGACATCCTGGATCGCCTCCGGCGCACGCCGGAGGCGGCCGGCATGGGCGTGCCGACGGACTGGTCGGCCGCGCTCGCGGATGAGTGACGCCGCTCCCCGGTTCTGCACTCCCAGGTCGTCCCGGGACACCGTCGGTCCGCAGATCACCGGCGCACTGCGCCGGATCGAGCGCCAGCCGGCGATGCCGTGGCAGCAGCTGGTCGCTGATGTCGCTGGGGAGATCGACCCGGCAACGGGCCGCCTCTGGTACCGCGAGGTCGTGGTGGTTGTGCTGCGGCAGGCCGGGAAGACGTCGCTGTCGCGGGCGAAGGTCACGCATCGGTGCCTGACCGAGCCCGGCAGCTTCGTGCTGTACACGGCCCAGAACCGCAACAAGTCCCTCGAGCGGCTCAAGCGCTCCTTCCATGCGCGGCTGCTCGGTTCGCCGTTCGCACCGGGGCTTGGCGCCCCGAGATGGGCGGCAGGGTCCGAGGCTGTGCGTTGGCGCAACGGCTCGGAGATCTTCATCGACGCCCCGACGAAGAAGACGGCCATCCACGGGGACACCCTCCCCGAGGCCCACATCGACGAGGCCTTCGCTCACGCCGATGGACGGATCGACGCGGCGGTGAACCCGACGATGGTCACGGTCCTGGGCGCGCAGAAGTGGGTCACGTCCGCTGCCGGCGACTCATCGTCGACGTACTTGTGGGGCAAGGTCGAAGCGGGCCGGGCCCGGAGCGAGGCCGGCGCGCACGGCCGGATCGCCTACTTCGAGTTCTCCGCACCGGACGGCGCGGACCCGGCAGACCCTGCCGTGTGGGCGGCCACCCATCCGGCGGTCGGGCACACGATCGCGCTGGACACGCTGCAAGCCGAGTACGACTCGCTGTGGCCGGACGCGCCGGAGGAGTTCTGCCGGGCGTATCTGGGGTGGTGGCCGCGCGCGAAGGCCCGCCCGTGGGTGATCCCCCAAACGTCCTGGGAAGGGTGCGCGGTCGACGAGGCCGACCTGGACGCGTGGTCTGGGACGCCGGCCTGGTCGATCGACGTCGACCCAGGCCGCACCCAGGCATCCATTGGCCTGACCGCGGCTCACCCTGCGGGCCGCTGCTGGGTGGAGTGCGTGGCCCACGAGCCGGGCACACAGTGGGTGATCCCTCACCTGCAGCAGCTGGCGGGCATGTTCGGCGGCCGTGATGTGGCGATCGACGCGACGAACAACCTGACGATGCGGACCGACCTCGAGGAGGCCGGCTTCACCGTCCACTCGTTCGGGCAGCGCGACAAGGTCGCAGCGTGCGGCGGCTTGTATGACGACGCGCTCGCTCAGCGGATCGTGCATGGCGGCGCGGAGGGTTTGGCGGCCGCGTTGCGGGCCGCGAAGAAACGCGACGTGGACGACGCGTGGCTGTTCTCGCGGTCCCGGTCGGATGACGACATCACCGAGCTGTACGCAACGGCTTTTGCCCGGCACCTGTGGGTGCGGATCCACGGCAACGACTACGACACCGAGGACTCACTGGGATGAGAGGGGACCACGTGGACCGGTTGACGACCCGGCTCGACATCGCCGGCCTGGCCCTGCTCGTGTCCTTCGCTGGGCTGGTGTGGTGGCCCCTGGCCCTCGGCGCAGCCGGCGCCGCGTGTCTGCTCCTGTCGTGGCGGCTGGCGGGCCGCCGGCCGCACCCTGAGGAGCCGACCGAGTGAGCTTGCTGTTCGGTCGTCAGCAGCGCAGCGACGCCTCCGACCTTGTCGCTGCCCGCACGCGCTCCCGACACGACACCGGGACGACCGTGTCACGGTCCAAGGCGCAGCGGCACTCGGTCATCTGGGCCGGCGCGTGGCTGTACGCCCGCACCGCCGCCAGCCTCCCTCTAGACGTGTTCCGCCGCATCGATGGGGTGCAGGTCGAGCAGCCGAAGCCACCGGTCCTGCTCAGCCCGGGCGGCGCCGACGGCATGTCGATGCAGGACTTCATGGCCGCCTCGACCTTCGACTTGCGAACGGTCGGTAACACCGTCGGGGTGATCCGCGGCCGGGACGCCCTAGGCCTGCCGGCAGTGATCGAGCTCGCGGACCAGGACAAGGTCTCGCTCCGCAAACGTGACGGCGTCGAGATGTGGGTGATCGACGGCACCGAGTACGACGTGGTCGACGTGTGGCACGAGAAGCTCATCCCCGTCTCCGGGCACCGGTTGGGGTTGTCCCCGATCGCGGCGGCCGCGCTCGCCGTGAACACCGCGGTGTCCGCCAGTGAGTTCGTCCACTCTTGGTTCGGTGGGTCGGCGACCCCGGCGCAGCACTTGAAGAACACGGCGAAGACGCTCACCCCGCGGGAGACTCGCGTCGCGAAGGCCCGATATGCCGAGATGCTCGCCGACGGCGACGTGTTCGTGTCGGGCTCGGACTGGACGCTGAGCAACCTGTCAGCGAAGGCGTCGGAGGCCGGCTACCTCGAGGCGATTGACGCGTCGTCCGCGGACGTTGCCAGGTTCGTCGGTGTCCCCGGCGACCTGGTCGACCTGGCCGTGAAGGGCTCCTCGATCACGTACGCAAACATCACGCAGCGGAACCTGCAGTGGCTGATCCTGCACTTGGGCCCGGACCTGCGCCGGCGCGAGGCGACGTTCTCGGACCGTCTCCTGCCGCGGCCGCGGTACTGCAAGTTCAACACTGCAGCGCTGCTCCAGATGGACCCGAAGACCCAGATGGACCTGTTCAAGGTGGCCATCGACGCACGGGTCTACACCCCGTCCTACGTCCGAGATCTCCTCAACCTGCCGCCCCTGAGCGACGTCGATCTCGGCGAGTTCGCGGCCCTCTTCCCGAACAAGGCACCCACTCCGACAGGAGCCCCGCAATGACCGTGCAGCTGCTCACCCGGCAGGCCGCAGCCGCGGCCCGCGCCACCGGCCTGCGGGCCCCCGCTGACCGACCCCAGGCCCGCCGCTGCGCCGCTGAGCGGTCCGCGCCGGCGCTGGTGGTGGCCCGAGCCCGGATCGACATCCGCGAGGCCGACACCGACGGTGCAGGGCTGACGTTCGTGGGGTACGCGTCCGTCACCGGTGTCGGCTACGACATGTGGGACTGGTACGGCGTCTACACCGAGTCTGTGGACCCGGGGGCGTTCGCCGCGACCCTGTCGCGCGCTGACCTGGATGTCCCGTTCGTGCTGCAGCACGAGGACCTCCGGCGGATCGCCCGCACGACCACCGGCACTCTGGCCCTGGCCGAGGACGACCAGGGCCTGCGCGTCGAGGCGACCCTGGACCCGGCCGACGTCGACGTCGCCTACATCGTCCCGAAGCTGCGCGCGGGCCTCATCGACGAGATGAGTTTCAAGTTCCGGATCGACTCCGGCTCCTGGTCACCCGACTGGGACGAGTACCACATCCACGCAGCCGATCTGCACCGCGGCGACGTCGCGATCGTCGGCTACGGGGCGAACCCGGCCACCGCCGGTTCGGGCCTGCGGGCCGCCGAGACCGCGCCCGTCCGCCGGGTGCAGATCTTCGACACCGACACCAAGCTTCGGGTCGCTCGTCCCGAGTAGATCCCCGCCTGTCGCGTCCGCCCTTCGCGTCTGCCCACCGCGCCGCGCCACACCGTCAGAGGTGCTGGCCTGGCCTGGCAGGGCTGGCCTGTTGCGGCGCACCTGTCACCCCTGGCAGGGGCACCCACAACACCGAAAGGAACCACACAGATGAACCTCAAGCGGATGATTGCCGCTCTGCGCTCGCAGATCGCGGCTCAGCTGGCGCTGCGGAACGCGGCGGCCGCGGAGCTCGACGAGCTGCGCTCGGCCGAGACGACCGACCAGGCACGTGTCGATGAGCTGCGCGGCCAGAAGGCCACGCTCGACGCGGAGATCGACGCCCTGGAGGAGCGCGTCGCCGAGCTCGAGGCCGAGCTGCGCGCCGACGAGGTCGCCCTCGAGCGGCAGTCCCAGATCACCCTGGTCACGCCGGGCCAGCCGGCCCGCGGCCGGTACGACGAGAGCGTCCGAGTGGGGCAGGAGCCCCGCACGTACGCACGGGAGACCGACCCGACCGGTCAGCAGTTCCTCCGGGACGTGGCCGCCGACTTCATGCGGACCGACCCGACCGCGTCGGGCCGTCTGGCTCGGCACATGGTCGAGGAGCGTGTGGAGCGCGAGTCCGCGGGCCGGCCGCTGCAGGAGCGCGCCGCAGGTACGGGCGCGTTCACGGGCCTGGTCGTCCCGCAGTACCTGGTCGACGAGTTCGCGCCACTGGCGCGCGCGGCCCGCCCGTTCGCGGACGCGTGCCGGCACCATGACCTCCCGGCGACGGGCATGACGGTGTACATCGGCCGGGTCACCACCGGCACCGACACCGGCGAGCAGACGACCGAGAACACGGCCGTGACCGAGCAGGACATCGACGACACCCTGATCTCGGTCCCGGTCCGTACCGTCGCGGGCCAGGGCACCCTGTCCCGTCAGGCGGTCGAGCGGGGCATCGGCGTCGACGACGTCACGGTGGAGGACCTTTTCGGGTCCTACAACGCGCGGCTGGACACCCTGCTCTTGAACCGGGCGACGACCGGCCTGACGAACGTGGCCACGGCGGTCACGTACACCGACGCGTCCCCGACGGGCGCCGAGCTGTACCCGAAGCTGCTGGCGGGCGCGGCAGCGTCCGAGGCGGCCCTGCTGAACCAGGCCGTCGCCGGCGACGCGTTCGCGACGATGCACTCCCGGCGGTGGTTCTGGCTGCAGGCGCAGATGACCTCGACGTGGCCTCTCATCGGGCAGCCGAACATCGCCGCGCAGCAGGGCGGTGTGAACTACGCCGAGAAGTACGGTTCGGGTTTCCGCGGCGTCCTGCCGAACGGCACCCCGGTGATCGTCGACAACAACATCGCGACGAACCTCGGGGCGGGCACCAACGAGGACGAGATCTACCTGTCGGCTCGGTCGGAGTGCCACCTGTGGGAGGACCCGAACGCGCCGATGCTGATCCGTGCGGAGCAGGCCAAGGCCGCCAGCCTCGGCATCCTGCTCGTCGTCTACGGGTACGCGGCGTGGCTGTTTGACCGCCGCCCGCACGCCCAGAAGATCTCCGGCACCGGCCTGATCACGCCGACCTTCTGATCACCAACCGTTGGTGGGGCCGGCGTCACGCCGGCCCCACCAACGGAAACCGACCACAACGAAAGGGAATCCCCATGTCGAACGAAGACCGCGCCCGCGAGGACCGAGAGCTCGCGGCGCGCCGCCGCGAGGCGCATGTCCGCGCCCTCGAGGAGGAGCGCGAGGGGTACGTGCGTCAGGGCAAGACCGACCGCGTCGACCAGGTCGACGCGGAGATCACGCGCGTCAAGGCGCTCGGTAAGGTTCCGGGCACCCAGAACACCCGCGCCCCGAAGGCCCCGCCGGCCCAGCCCGCGAGCTGACGCCAGCCGTGACCATCCTGGACCTGTCAGAGGCCAAGGCCTTGTTGCGGATCACCGTGGACACCGAGGACGCGGCGGTGCTGGAGACCATCGCTGCCGCGGTCACTGCGGTGGAGGGCCTCGCGGGGCCGCTTGAGCAGCGCAGCGGGCAGGTCCAGGAGGTCACAGCGAACACCGCCGGCAGGGCCGCTGCCACGACCTGGCCGGTGATCTCTGTGGACTCCGGCGTATCCCTCGATGACGGCTCGGCCTTGACGGTCGCTGACGTCACGATCCGCGACGGCGGCATCCTGACCGGTCTGCCCCCTGGCGCGTGGGCCATCACCTGCACCGTCGGCCGGCCCTCGGTGCCGGCGCACCTGATGGAGGCCGTCCGCCAGATGGTGGCCCACCTGTACCAGGCCCGACGCGGCCCGGGCCGGCGCGCGGCCGGCAACGAGGAGCAACCCCAAGCCCCCGGAACTTACGTCCCGGCCCTGGTCCGGGCCCTGGTGGAGCAGGGCGGCGACTCCCAGCCGGGGTTCGCGTGACCGCCTTCCGCGACGTCGGCGACCTCATCGACGCGCTCGTCGACCAGCTCCCCGCGCAGCTCCCTGGGGTCACCGTCGCCGACGGCCACGACCTGTCCGCGACCGGCGTCGTCCTCGAGGTCGGTGTGCAGAACCCGCTGACCGCGGGATCCGAGCAGGCCGCCGCCGGCACGGTCGACTGGGCCACGACCAGCGCTCGCCGTTTGGAGGACTCGGGCGAGATCTGGCTGGCCGCATGGCACTGGACCGGCGACCCGTCCCCCCGAGCCGCGCGCGGCGACGTGTTCGCGGTGCGTCGTGCGGTCGTGGACTGGGTGCGGTCCCTGCAGGTGCCGTTCCTGGGCCTCCAGGGCCTCTTCCAGCTCCTGCCAGGCACGACCTACACGTTCGACCAGACCCACTCGTCCGACGGCTCAGTCGCCGTCGTGGCGTTCGCACTGACCTACAAGGCCCGTGTCTGAAGGAAGGATCCGCATGGCCACCGTCCTGCTCCGCAACATCTCCCCCTTGGGGCACCTCGACGTGCCGCTGATCCGCCGCGAGGGCGACCCGGTCGGCCAGGAGTCCGCCGGGTGCCTCGAGCCCGGCGAGGTCTTCAAGGTGCCGGCTGCGCTCGCGGGTCAGGCACCGTCGGGCACCCCGGGCACGGCCGACTGGGACCCCGGCAGAGGCCTGCTCGCCCAGACCGGCAACTTCGAGCTCGCCGAGAAGGAGGCGTGACATGACGACGCAGCAGGACTGCTCCCTGGGGTTCCTCAAGGAATCCGTTTATGGCACCCCGGTGACCGTGTCGCGGTGGCTGGAGTACGCCACCGACCCTGAGTTCAACTACCTGCCGAACCGGGTACAGGGCGACGGCATGCGAGCCGGGCAGCGCGTCGACCGCACAAACCGGCGCGTGACGACCACCTCGGAGGCTGGCGGCAGCGTCGAGCTGGAGATGCTGAGCAAGGGCCTCGGCACATTCCTCGAGCTGTGCCTCGGTGCGGGCGCGTCCACGCTGGTGTCGGGCACCACGTACCAGCAGGTTTTCACGCTCTCGGACACCCCGCCGTCGGCGACATTCCAGGTCGGCATCGTCCGTGACGCGACGACCGTCGCCGCGGACACGTACCTCGGCTGCGCCGTCGACTCCTTCGAGTTCACCGGCGACAACGGGGGCATCCTCAAGCTCAAGGCAACGCTCGACGCCCGCGCGGTCGACACGACGATCGCCTACGCGGCCCCGTCGTACCCGACCGCCTCCGCAACCAACCTCTTCCACTTCGCCAACGCGGCCATCTACTCCGGCGCCCTGACCGCGCCGACAGCGACGGCGCTCGCGGCGGGCGCGACCGAGCTGGCGAACGTGCGCTCGTGGTCGGTGGCGGTGGCACGGAACCTCGGCAAGTCCACGGTCTTCGGCGACCAGGGCAAGAAGCGCAAGGTGTACCCCGGCAAGCCGGCGATCACCGGCAAGCTCGAGGTCGAGTATGTCGACGCGACCTTCCGCGACGCGTACCTGGCCGACACGCCCATGTCTCTCGTGGTGACGTACGAGGCGGGCGCGCTGTCGTCGGGCAAGGAGACGATCCAGATAGTGATCCCCGAGATCAAGTTCGACGGGGAAATGCCGAAGCCCAACGGCGCGGACCTTGTGGTCTCCACGATGGCGTTCACGGGGCTCGACAACGCCGCGGCCGCACAGCCGATCTGGGTGGTCATGCGCACCTCCGACGCGGCGCTGTGAAGGTCGACGCCGAGGACTTTCAGCGCGCGGCGCGGGCACTGAACGACGCCGGCGACGCTGGTCTGCGCCGCGAGGTGTACAAGGAGCTCAAGGCGATCGGTAAGCCGGTGGGCCAGGCCGTCGTCGCGGACGCGGCGCCGCGGTTCCCGCACCGTGGCGGGCTGTCGGCCCGGATCGCGGCAGCACGGGTCGGGCAGACCAACGCGACGACGGGCAGGTCTCCGCGGGTGACGATCAACCTCTCGACCCGGGAGGGGTACGCGCTCGGTCCGATGGACCGCGGTCAGCTCCGCCACCCGGTGTTCGGGAACAAGAAGAGATGGGTCACCCAGCGTCTCGACCCGGGCGCGTTCACGGAGCCCTTCCAGGAGCAGGCCCCGCGGGCGCAGGCGGCGATGCTGCGGGCCCTGGAGCGGGTCGCACTGCAGGTGAGGAGCCGGACGTGAGCAGGATACGGATCGGTGAGACCGTCTATGAGGTCCAGTCGATCGAGCGCCTGACCATCAAAGAGGCGCTCATGCTCGAGCAGGAGACCGCGCAGCTGGGGCGGCCGCTGTCCTGGGCGCAGATCCTCGCGGCTGCGGCCGACCTGAAGGGCCTCTCCCGCGAGGAGTACCTCGCTCACCCGCTCGGGCTGTGGTTCACGGCGTTCTTGATCTACACGGCTCGCCTGCGCGCCGGCGAGCAGTTGACCCTGGCGGAGGCGATCGACTTCCCGATCGGTGACCTGACGGTCCTGGCGGACCCGGAGGATCGAGCGTCCAAGGGCCCTCGGAAGGCCCGGCCGGGCACCGGTCGGGCCGGCGCCGCAGCGGGGCGCAAGCCCGCGCGCACCAAGACCTGAGGTCGTCCGTCGAGTCGCGGATCGTCCCAGCGGGACGGCTGTGGCCGTTCATCACGCCCTGGTCCGTGTGGGAGATCCCCTACTTCCTATGGGCGCAGTACGCGGCCGCGACTGACGCCTACCTCGAGGCACTCAAGGAGAGGAGCACCTAAATGACGACCGTCACCCTGAAGATGCTCCTCTTGGGCGAGGACCGCAGCGCGTCCAAGGCGCTCCGGGGCGTCAGCGGTGAGGCCGAGAAGGTCGCCGCCAAGAGCTCGAGAATGTCCACCGGCACCAAGGTGGCGCTCGCGGCGCTCGGCGCGGGCGCGGTCCAGTTCGGCAAGGACTCGGTCGACGCGTACACCGAGGCTGCAGAGTCGCAGCGCGCCCTAGAGGACGCTTACAAGCGATACCCGGCCCTTGCCGATGCCAGCATCGAGTCGCTGCGGGATCTTGGGTCAGCGATCCAGGAGAAGACCCGGTTCGACGCGGACGACGTCGCCGCGTCTCAGGCAGTCCTAGCGAAGTACAAGTTGACCGGCTCCCAGATCCAGACGTTGACGCCGCTGCTGGCTGACTACGCCCGCAAGACCGGGCGGGAGATCCCGGACGCAGCCAAGATCCTCGGCAAGGCGATGATGGGCAAGGGCAAGGCGCTCGCGGACGTGGGCCTGAAGTTCAAGGACACCGGCAGCACCGCCGGGAACTTCGACCAGGTCGTCAAGGGCCTTCGTGAGAACGTCGGGGGCTTCGCCGAGCAGGAAGGTGCGGAGCTCGGCGACCGCGCCCAGATCATGGGCAACAAGTTTGGTGACCTGCAGGAAGCCATCGGGGAGGGTCTGGTCCCGATCCTTGAGGACCTCGTCGATGTCGGCGTGGCAGCGCTGGACTGGATGGAGGAAAACCCCGGCAAGGTCAAGGCCGTCGTGACGGCGGTGGGCATCCTCACGGCCGCGTTCGCGGCGAGCAAACTGGCGATAGCCCTCCAAGGCGCCGCAGCGACCATAGCGGCCGGAAAGGTCGCCTTCATGACGGGCGTGTCCAAGCTCGCGGCCGGAGCTCAGTGGCTGCTCAACGCCGCCCTGAGCGCGAACCCGATCGGGCTCGTCATCGGTCTCCTCGCGGCCCTCGCCCTCGGTCTCAAGTACGCCTGGGACCACAGCGAGACCTTTCGCGACACGGTCAAGGGCGCTTTCGACGCGGTGAAGAAGGCCGCCGGGTGGCTGTGGGAGCACGGCATCAAGCCAATGGTCAAGTTTGTGCTGCAAGGGTTCGCGTGGCTGACCGACGGCATCGCCTCGTTCCTGGACTCGCTCGGCAACATCCCAGGGTTCGGGTGGGCCAAGGACGCCGCGAACAAGATGCGTGAGGCCGCGAAGAAGGCGCGCGAGTTCGGCGACTCCCTCGACGCGCTCCCGAACAACGTGGCCGTCAACTTCAACGTGCGGGCCCGCTTCGACAGCCAGGCCAACAAGCTGGCCGGGATGCTCAACAGCAACACCCGCAACGCGATCGACTACTGGGCATCCGGTGGGCGCCCCACGGTCGGCAAGCTCGCCATGTTCGGTGAGCAAGGTCCCGAGCTGTGGGTCCCTGACGGCCCAGGCACGGTCTACAACGCCGGTGACACAGCTCGCATCCTGGCCGGCGCCACCGGCCCATCACCACTCGCGGTCGGTGGTGGAGGTGGCGTGAACATCCACATCAACGGCGCGCTCGACCCGGTCGCTGTGGGCCGCCAGGTCCGTGAGGCGCTGCTCACGCTCAAGCGGGCGTCGGGTGGCAGCGCGCTGGGGCTGGCATGACTACCCGCCTGGACCATCTGCGGCTCGAGGTCGCATGGGGGTCGACGCCGGCCACGGTGTCGCCGTCGTGGACGGACATCACCGAGTGGTGGTGCCTGGACGCTCCCACGTCCATCTCCCGCGGCGCCCAGGGTGAGCAGCAGGCATGCCAGCCCGGCATGCTGTCCCTGCAGGTCCTCAATGACGCCGGCGAGTTCCTCCCCGACAACGGGGGCTCACCGTGGCACCCGCACGTCCGCACCGACGTGCCGATCCGCATCACCTACCGCGACCCGTCTCTGCCGGGGACGCTGGTCTCTGCGGAGACGGCATCGCTGGAGGCAGGCACCACCGGATCGTGGCTGACCAGCTACCTGGGCGCGTCCGCGCCAGTGACGCTGGCGTCGTCGACCGCGCGCGCATGGGATGGGGTGCGGTCCCTGCTGGTCACGTGGCCCGCGTCGGGTGGGTCCGTGGGTGCTGTGGCATCCGCGCAGACCGTGATCCGGCGCGCGTACCGGGCGACGGTCCGCGTGTGGGTGCCCGCCGGCTCCCCGGCCGTCCGCTTCGGTGACGCTTTCGGGCAGACACCGGTCGTCACGTCCACCATCACAGGTGGGTGGGAGACCCTGACCGTCACCTGGACCGCGACCAGCGGCCGGGTGTACCTCGCGGTCAAGCCGGCGACCGCGACGACGGCCGGGCAGACCGTGTACGTCGACGGGCTCCACGTCGATGAGGCCGCGGCCGTGACGACGTGGACTACGGACCCCACTCCGACCCGGTCTCGATACACGGGGTATGTCCAGTCGTGGCCGGCGTCCTGGTCGCATGGCGCACTGTCCGGCCGGGTGTCAGTGACCGCACCCTGCAGGCTCAAGCGCCTCGGCGCAGCCGCGGCCTTCCGCTCCCTGGTCGAGGAGGAGATCCTCTACGACGCTCCGAGCGCGTACTGGCCCCTCGGTGAGGGCGACGGCGCGAGCAGCGCCGGCAACATCTCTGGCGCTGCCTCGGTGCGGCGCCTCAGCCAGGTGCAGTACGGCACCGGCGGGACGGTGACTTTCGGCGCCGGCACTGGCCCTGGCGCCGACGGCCTGAGCGCCCCGATCCTTGCCCCCGTCGACGCGTCGAACGGCCGCTCTCTGCGGTCGATCTCCACCGCTGCCCTCAACGCGATCGACGTGGGCGGCGCCGTCCTGACCTACTCGGTGACCGTGGCGGCGTTCGTGGCCACCACGACCGCATCCCGCACCATCCTGAGGGTGTCGGCGCCCATGTCGATCACCCTCGATATCACTCTCGACGGCACGGGCAAGCCCTCGGTCGTGATCGCGTCTCCACTGGAGGGCCTGACGCTGTCTGCGGCGTCGTCGACGTCGATCAGCGACGGCGCGACCCACCTCGTGGCGGTGTCGTGGGATCACGCGACGCTCACGGTCCGCCTCATCATCGACGGCGTCCAGAAAGCATCTCTCTCCCTGGCCGGCACTGGCCTCGACTCCCCCGTGGCCCCACCGTGGGACACGGTCGAGGTAGGCCGCGGCGGGGCCCTGTACGCCGGCACGGTCGCACACGTGGCGGTGTGGCCATCGGCGCTGACCGCGGCCCGGCTCGCTGAGCTGTACGCGGCCGGGATGACCGGATGCTCCGGTGAGTCGTCGGACACTCGGATAGCCAGGTACGCGCGCCTCGCCGGGGTCGACCCGTCCCAGGTGTCCCTCGACGTGGGAGCATCGACGTCCATCGCGCACATCGACACCACGGGCATGGCGCCCCTGGCGCTGATGCAGCAGGTCGCTGACACCGAGGGCGGCCCTCTGCTCGTGGACCGCGACGGGGTGCTGGTCCTGCACTCCCGCACCCGCCGCTACGCTGCGCCCGTCGACGCGACGCTGCCGCTCGAGTTCTGCACCACCGACGCGGGGTGGAGTCTGGAGCACGACGACTCCGGGCAGGTCAACTACGCCGCGTCGACGGCGTCGGGGTCTCCGGCGGTGCGAGTGATCGACCGAGCATCCATCGATGAGCACGGCACCTACCGCCGGGATCTCGACCTAGTCACCACGGACCCTGACGAGGCGCTCGCAGCAGCACACTGGCTGGTGTCACGCCACGCGCAGCCGCAGACCCGACCCGCCGGGCTCCTCATCGACCTACTCACCATCGACGACGGCCTGATCGAGGCTGCGCTCGCGCTCGACGTGTCGTCACGGTGGCAGGTCAGTGATCTGCCACCGCAGGTCGCCGCCGCCACCACCCAGTTCGACCTGTTCATCGAGGGCTACACGGAGACCATCTCCGCGACCGGGTGGACGCTCGCGCCCGCGACCACCCCAGCCGTCGGTGGGACCGTCTGGACCCTCGACGACGCCGTCCTGAGCGCCCTCGACGCCACCACCACGCTCGCCTACTGACCCCGGAGGGACCAGGGATGGCACTTAACCGCACACCGCGCACATGGGTCCCAGGACTCCTCGTCCTCGCCTCGCACCTCAACACTGAGGTCAAGGACCTCTGGGATGGGCTCCAGTCCGCGTGGGACACCACCACCTGGGTCCCGGGCGCAGCGGGCGTCTGGACGGCGGCCACCACTGACCCGACGATCGGCAACGGCACCAGCGCCGGGCACTTCCAGAGGTATGGGCGGACCTGCTTCTTCACGGGGCGAATCCTCCCCGGCTCCACGACCACCTACGGTTCCGGCATCTACAACATCGGGCTCCCCGTCGCCGCGCCGGGCATGCAGGTCCTGATAGGCACCGCACTCCTCGTCAGGGCCAGCACCTACTACGTGGGGACATGTCTCCGCGTCGGCGCTGGGTTCCAGATCCGCTTTGACGGCACCACATCGGGGATGTCGTCCACGGTCCCCGCGACCTTTGCCAATGGTGACGGCTTGTACTTCTCGGGCCAGTACCAGACCAACTGACACCGCATCCAATCGGATCTGAGCACGGCCGGCCGGGGGGCCGGAGTGAGGGGACATCCATGACCGATACCGCCCTGATCGGAGCACCCATGTCAGACCCCCTCGCCGTCGTCGTCGCCCGGATGGAGGGCAAGCTCGACGCGGCATTGGCCCGGATGGACTCCCAGGCGGGCGACATCAGCGCCGTCGCGGCAGCGGTCCAGGCCCACGCCGAGAAGATCGCGGTCCTAGAGTCCGCGTCGCTACCCGCCCGGCTGACCAGTCTGGAGCGCAAGATCTGGATGGCTGCCGGTGCGGCCGCCGCCGCCGGCGGCGGCGTCGGCGCCGTCGTCGTGCGCGTACTCGGAGCCTGACCCCATGGCCACACCCCTAACCGCCGGCCAGTTCATGGCGGCACTGCGCGCGGAGGGCTTGACCGTCGTCGAGCTCGACGGCTGGGCCGCCCACAGCCGCAACCACAAGGGCCCGTGGGGCCCGGTCCATGGGGTCCTCATCCACCACACCGGGTCGGACACCAAAGACCCCGCCGCATACGCCAAGAGCGTCCTGTGGGCCGGGTACGCGGGCCTGCCGGGCCCCCTGTGTCAGGTCGGCATCGCCCCGGACGGTGTCGTCTACCTGACCGGCTACGGCCGGTGCAATCACGCGGGCGGCGGTGACCCGGCGGTGCTCGACGCGATCATGGCCGACGAGATGCCGTACGACGACGAGCTGACCCCGCACCGCGGCAACTCCGACGGCATCGACGGCAACGCCAGGCTGTACGGCGCCGAGGTCATGTACTCAGGCGGGCACCCGATGACGCCTGCGCAGTATGACGCGACGGTCCGATTCGCGGCAGCCGTGTGCCGCGCGCACGAGTGGACTGCTGGCTCGGTCGCAGGCCACCGGGAGTGGTCCGACGACAAGGTCGACCCCGGACATGCCCCGCTCGACAAGCTGCGGCGCGACGTCCGCGCCCGACTCGCCCAGTCCCCCGAGGAGGACGACATGCCCTACACCCCAAAGCAGCTCGCTGAGGCAGCCTGGATGACCGACGGCGTCCTGCCTGCCCCGACGGACGCGCCGGACGCCAAGACGAACACCTTCTGGCGGCCGGTCTCGTACCTGACCGGCCTCCTCAAGGAGGTCCGGGCGCTGCGCACCCAGGTGACCGCACTCTCCGAGGCGGTCCGGGCGCTGTCCGCCGGGCAGTCCGAGGCCGTGACCCAGGCGGTCACCGCCGCGCTCGCGACCGGTGTCGTCCGCGTCGACATCGACGTGCAGGGGGTGGACCAGTGACCGCCCTCGGTCCACTCGCGCCGTACGCCAAGGCCATTGTCGGTTTCCTCGCCCCCGGAGCAGTCCTGATCGGCGCGGCCGTGCAGGACGGCAGCGCCGGAGGCGCGGCCATCACGTCGGCTGAGTGGGTGCAGGCCATCGTGGCCTGTGTCGTCACCGCAGCCGGCGTCTACGCCATCCCCAACACCAAGACCTCGGAGGTCTGACCCTCATGGCATTCGTCTTCGCCAACCGCGGCCTGTACACCTTCCTGACCTCGGCCATCGGTGGAGCCACCGACATTCGCCAGGCGGTCTTCACGGGCACTGTCCCCTCCGCGGCCACCGTCCGTGACTGGAACACCCTCGCGGACGTGATCGCCGACCCAGGCTCTGCCGAGTCCGTGGCGTCCGGGTATGCCCGGGCTGACCTGACCGGTGTCACCGTCGCCGAGGACGACGCGGCCGACAAAGCGACGCTCGTCGCGACCGCGCCCACGTACCCCGCCATCGGACCGGGGGAGACGTGGACCTTCGTCGCGTACTACATCGAGGGTGCATCTGACGCGGCCCGGACCCTGATCGGCATCGACACGCCGGCGTCGAACCTCATCACCAATGGGAGCGATGTCACCGCGCCGGCCCTGAGCATCAACTTCAACGGTAACTGACGTGGCCATCGCCCCAGTTCAGCTCGGCTCTGTCGCAGTGACGACGTCCGCGTCGGTGACCTCCGGGACGGTGTCGCCGGGAGGCGGACTGCTGCTGGTGGCAGTCACCGTGTCGGGAGGGTCGGGGGCCACGGGCGCCCTGACCACGGCTGCGATCAGCCAGACCCTCTCCGGGTCATGGTCGTGGTCGGTCATCAGTGTCGGGCCGGGGGTCGGGGCGTCAGAGGCCGTCCACCTCTTCTATGCCACGATCCCAGCGTCGCCAGGGTCCGGCACGGTGACCGTGGCCCTACCAGGCACGCCCGCTGAGGCGCGGCTCGCTGTCGTGCAGATCGACGGGGCGGGCACCGTCTCGGGGACCGCCACGGTGTCTCACTCGCAGTCGTCGTCGGTGTCGCTCGATACGACCGCGACGCCCACGACATCCGATGTCGTCCTCTACGTCCTCGGGTGCCGCAATGACGCATCGGGCGTCACCCCGGGCGCGGGCCTCACGGAGCTGATCGACTCGTCGGGCACCTCCCCGACGTCGCTGATATCGGTCGGCTACCGCACGGGGTCGACGTCCACCACGGCCTCGGTGTCGAATCTATCTACCGTATCCACCTCGATGATCGCCGTGGTGGTGTCCCCGGGTGGCGCTGGTGCGCAGTCGTGGACCGGCTCGGTCGGCGCGGTGTCGATCACCGCCGACACCGGCACCTTCGTCCCTGGCAGTGTGACCTGGGCCGGGTCTGCTGGGGTCGTCACCCTCAGCGCGGCATCGGGGACCTTCGCGCCTGGGTCCGTGACGTGGGCCGGATCGACTGGCACAGTCACGGCGGACGCGACCACCGGAGCCTTCTCCCCTGGCGCCGTCACGTGGGCCGGGTCAGTCGGGTCAATCGCGGCCTCAGCAGTCACCGGCACCTTCATCCCGGGCAGCGTCACGTGGGCCGGGACGGCTGGCTCGGTCACCATCACGGCCGACACCGGCAGCTTCACCTCCGCGTCTGTCTGGGCCGGGTCGACCGGCACGGTCTCGCTGACCGCCGACTCAGGGTCCTTCGTCCCAGGACCGGCGACCTGGGGCGGATCGAGCGGCACCATCACCGCGACTGGCGCCACGGGGGCATTTACCCCCGGAGCTGTCGAGTGGGCCGGGTCCACAGCGGACGTCACGCTGGACGGCGTCTCTGGGCTATGGACACCGGGAGATGTCGAGTGGGCCGGGTCCGTCGGCGTCGTCATCCTGGACGTGGAGCCCGGTACGTGGATGTCCGCGCAGGCGTGGATCGACGTCGCGTGGCTGTCCCTTAGCGCTGGGCTCCGGGCTGTCACGGTGACCGCAGCCTCGGGCAGCGTGACCGTCAGCGCCGCTGTCCGCCCGCTCGCCACCAACGCGGCCACAGCGGCCCCGTCCATCGCGGCCACGACCGGCGCGGTCACCATCACCGGGAGGACCACATGACCACACCGACAGTCAGCATCGACCGCCACGGCCGGGAGTGGGTCTACCTCGCGATCGCAACAGACCCGGTCCTGTCGGGCTGGGAGGCGTCCGCCGACCTGTGGGTCACTGAGGTGACCCTCGACACCACAGGCGCGCCCTACACCGTCGACGGCGCGACCTACACCCACCGGGTGCTTGTCGCCGGAGCCGACTGCGACGCCACCCCCGTCGCCAGCCAGGTCACCCTGGCGTCCACCACGACCATCGAGGTCCGTGCCACCGCCTCACCCGAGGTCACCGTCCGCAAGGCGGTGCGGGTGGCGATCACCTAGACCAGCACCGCACGAAAGAGCCCCCCGCCATCACGGCGGGGGGCTCTTTCGTCGTTGGCCCGGGGTGCGGTCATCCCGTCAAGTCCCTCGGGTCTCTCCGCTGAACGATGCGACCCACGTGGCGCTCGGCGATGCCGGTCACCTGGGCGATCCGGTAGGCGGACGACCCGCGTGCGTGCTCAAGACGAATGGCTTGGTATAGCGCCTCGCGCGCGGCGTCCATGGCTGCCTCGGCGGCTCGGTACGCGGACAGGGGCTCGCTCAGCCCATGCTCGACCCTGTCGAAGGCCAAGTCGGCAGCGCGGGAGATGTCCGCGCCGTCTCCTCCTGCGATCCGCACCCAGTCGGCCTCATCGTCGGACCCCGACTCCATGATGTCGTCGAGGACACGCTGGGCCTCGCTGGCGTCATCCCACGCGCTCGGGTTGAGCCAGTCCTCGACATCTTGTCGCGTCGCCTTCATCGTCGCCTCACTCCTCGTCCTCGTCGCCATTGCAGATGCAGCAGCAGCCCACGTATCCAGCCTGCTCGTCGATCGTCTCGCCGCCGACGCCGCGAGCGAAAGCGTCGCCCTCGGCGCTGCGGTGGTGGTCGAGAGCGTGGAAGCACTCGGCCTCGGCGTTCGCAGCGACCCACAGCATCCGGGCGTATCCCTGGCGCTCGTGGCCTGCGGCGGTCTCGACGTTGGCGACGATCCGGGTCTTGACCTCGATGTCGAGGTGGGAGACCGCCTCGCCGTCGATAGCCAGTGCGTAGGTGATGATGTCGCCCTGCTCGATCCGGGTGATCTGGCTCGTCGTCATGCTTCAATACTGACACGACGTCAGCATGACGGCAAGTGAATTACTGACCTACAGTCAGTGATGTGCCTCACAGTATGCCCGGACCTACGAGGCACCCTCCGACCACACGGGCGCGTACGCCCGAGGGTCCCTGACGCGGCCGTCGTCGTAGTTGCGGCACGTCGTGGTCAGGATCTTGCCTGACGCCAGGACGGCCCAGCGGTGGGAGTGGCGGGCGTACCCGAACGCGTCGCCTGGCACGGTGTAGAACGGGCCGGGGTCGGGCTCGGGAGAGGCCACCGCGTCACCGCGTGACACGAGCTCGAGGTCACCGGCAGGCGTGACGTTGGCTCGCCAGGTCACGGCGTACCCGGCGTCAGCGAACCCCCACACGCCCCGCTCGGGCGACAGGTGGATCCGTCGTGCGGTGATGTCGATGCCGGACCGGCCGACAGCCTCGGCGGTCGAGATCCAGTAGACGACCCGCGCGCTGTCGTTGGGGAGCAGCTGCGCCCCACGGTGTGAGACGTGCAGGCAGCCGCCGTCCTGGACGACGGCCGAGCTGTGGACCATCCGCCTGGTCGACATCGTGTCGCCGTACAGCCACACGACGCGCCCGTCACCGAGCGGGACGGAGATCGACACGTCCCCGCCGCCCCACTGGTCGATCGGTAGCGACTGCCACAGCGCGGCATACCCGGCGGCGCTGACCGGCGCAGGTCGAGAGCAGGCCGACGCGTCGTCGAGCGGCCGCCCGCAGGCTGCCGGGGTCAGCCCGGCGAGGGCTGCGACGGCGAGGCAGAGGGCGAGTGTTCCTCGACGTAGCGAACGAGCGAGTCGCGCATGACGTCGGAGAGCGTCTCGCCGCGGTCCCTGGCGATGCGAGTGGCCTCGCGCCAGAGGTCGTCCGGCACCCGCAGCGTGCGCGTCGGGGTGCGGGGCTGGTTGGGCACGATCTGAGCCTTGAGCACGGCTCTCGTAGTTCGAGACCGTGCCGCGCGACACCTCGATCTCGCCGGCAAACTCCGCCTGCTCCAGTCCAGCGTGCTCACGCGCCTTCCGCAGCCGATCCCCCAAGGTCCACTCGGGCACGACCCCTACCGCCTGTGTACTCATACGCACCATGGTGACCTACTGCCCAAGTTTGCGCAACCGCTACGGAGCATAAACACGCCGAAACTTGCGCGCAGTCATTGACAGTGCGCACGCGCACACCTAGGTTTGCGCACATGCATACGACTGAGCCTGCGCTTATCGGCAGCGCGAGAGCCGCCCAGATGCTGTCTGTCGACCGGGCCACGTTCAACCGGTGGGTGAAGGCGGGACGGCTTACCCCGGCGCTCACGATGCCCGGCCTCACTGGTGCACGGCTTTTCGACCGCCGTGACGTGGAGGCGCTCGCAGCGGAGCTGGGGCGGGTGTCGGCATGACCTGGACCCGCACCAGCGACCTCGCGGAACTCCCCCAGCCTGGCGGCGCTCGCCGGGGCACGGTGACCGGCGTCCAGGTGCTCACGGTTCCGGGGCGTCCGGGGCGTGGTGACGAGGTGTTCGTGCGTCATACGTGCCGGGGCGCGGATGGGTTCGACCCGGTGGAGCATTTCGCGGCGTTGCCTGTGTCGCGGGTTGTGCGGTTGCGGTGCGGGTGTTGCTGGCGGGTCGAGGCGACGCGCTGTGACGGCACTGCGGTGCACGTGGTCGTGGACCGTGAGGGCCGGGAGACGGGTCCGGGTTTGCCGCCCGGGTCGGGGCCTTTCGTGACGGTGGGTGCGTCGTGATGGCGTGGCTGCTGGGTTTGCTGGTCGGTGCCGCGGTGGTGGCGTGGTGCGTGCTGCTGGTTGTGGTGGCGGGCTCCGCGTTGTCTGACCCGGACGTGTCTGGTCTGGATGAGCTCGACGGTCGGGGCCGGCGATGAGTATCCAGCCTCACGCTCCGCTGCATCCGTCGCCGGGCATGGTGTTGCCGGCGGGGTTCGAGCAGACGGCGCTGGAGTTGTTGCGGCACGCGGAGGAGGACTTCGGGTGGCCGTGCGCCGGGTCGGCGCGGGTGGGCACCGAGGTAGCGGACCCGGTGCTGGGTGGCCGGAAGCGTCGCCTGATCCACGTGGAGGACTACACGGACCCGGACCGGATCCCGGGTGAGGTGTGGACGTTCGGCTATGACGGGTCGTCGTGGGCGGCGTTGTTCGCGCCGTGCGCCGGCCCGTGTTGTGTGTCGCGGCGTGCCCCTGCCGATGGGGTGCCGCCGTAGGCCGGGCGGCCCCGTTGACCGCCCCCTGAACGGGGGCCAGGTCGGGGTGACGCCGGGTGGCTGCGGCCCCCAGACGCTGGCAGGCAGCGCAAGCCCTGGCGTCCCGGGTGAGCCGGCTACCTCGAGCGGCACGGGCACGCCTCGACCTGGCCCCTCCCGGGTGGCTCGGGATCTCCGGCACCGCTGGGCACACCCCCTGAGCCCGGAACCCCCAGCCGGGCCCCGAGCCACCCGCCCCCAAGCCCTTCCCTTCCGCCGCTATCTGTGAGGAGCTCGTGATGAACGCACCTACCCTTGTCCGCCCGGCCGGCGGTGGCCGGTCCCCGATTTACACGTCGTATCTCGATCGTCTCGTCCAGATCGGCGGCGTGATCCTGGACGAGTCCCGCCGCGGCGGCTGCTCGATCGAGCAGGCCGCCGTGATGGCCGTCGGCTTCCTTCAGCGCGGTCTGGCTGTGGCCCCCGAGGCGGTGGCGTAGATGGCACCCCTCGACGTCCCCCAGGCCGTCCACGTGGCGCGGCTGCTCCGCGCCACGGCCGCGACCGAGGGCGGCCCCGACCTGGCGGCCTCCCGGACGGTGATGCGCCGTCAGATCCGAGCCGCGCTCTCATCAGCTGGCGTGCCGGCAGGCCTGATCGACCAGCTGCTCGGGCACGCGTCGGACACGCTCGAGCGCGAGGTCCTCGACTACGCCGAGGGCGGTGAGCGGTCATGATCCTTCTCGCCTACCTCGTGTGGCTCCTGGACCTCGCCGTGCGGGCAGTCATGGTCGTCGGCTGCCTCGGACTGTTGTGGCTGTTGGTGTTGATGCTTGGACCAGTCCTCACAGACCGTGGGGGTGAGTCCCGTGGCTGACCTGTCAGAGCTCAAGGTCGGTGACCGGGTGGTCTACAGCGCCATCACCGGCCTGCGCTGCACCCGAAGTGCCTACCACGGCCGGGAAGGGACCATCACTGAGGTCATCGATCCCGATACTTGGGATTTCCCGATCCTCGTGCACTTCGGTACCAACCCGGGCGAAGTCATCGCCTGCCATGAGGACGAGCTCACCGTGATCCAGGCGGGTGAGTCCCGTGGCTGACCTGTCCGCACCCATCACCCAACGTCTGGTCACCTTCGAGCAGATCGGCCGCTTCCGGGATATCGATGCACTACTCCTGGCCGGCGATGACTTCGACGACCACGCCGCCACCGTCTACCGCCACGCGAGGCGCTACCTCGGGTCCAAGGAGCTCGACCTGTCCGTGGAGGACCAGGAGGCGCTGCGCTCCGGGGAGATGAACCTGGGCGACGCGGTCCGGCGTGGCCGTGTGGCTGCGGGCCGGGTCCGCCCGGCGGGCGTCACCGGGTCGCCGCATCTGGGGGTCGCAGGCACCACTGAGCGCTACGGCGTCTGGGGTGGGGTGTGGAAGGGATGACGCTCTACTACGCCGACGACCGCGTGACGCTCCACCACGGTGACTGCCTCACGGTCACCGAGTGGCTCACGGCTGACGTGCTCGTGACAGGTGAGTGCGGCGTGACTACTTCGCGTAGCGGCGCAACGCTCGCCGGATCAAGTCGGTCACAGTCTCGCCGCGCTCTGCCGCGCGTGCCTGTGCAGCGCGCCACTCCTCGTCGGGGATGCGAACCGACCGGATCGGCGTCTTGGGCTGGTTGGGCATCAGGCGTGCCACTTGCCGCAGTTGCCGCAGGCGCTCGCGTGGCGGCCCGTGCGCTGCTCGTACTCGCGAGCGGCCCGGACGTTGCCGAAGGTCAGCGCGGCGAACTTGCAGCGGTTGACGACGTGGACCTGAAGTGCGGGGCGGTTCGTGTTCATGTGTCCAGTATGCACGGTGTATGTACACCCGTCAAGCGGAATGGGGAAGAATCTTGAACGGCCCGTACTACTCCGACGACCGCGCCACGCTCTACGGAGGCGACGCGCTCGCAGTCCTCGCGGCACTCCCGAGCGGCTCCGTCGACGCGGTGATCTGCGATCCGCCCTACTCGTCGGGGGGCATGGTCCGCGGCGACCGCATCCAAGACGTGCACACCAAGTACGTCAACACCGACAGTGCCTCGGGTAACGCGATGGAGGCGTTCAGCGGAGACAGTCGCGACGCCCGCGCGTACGGCTACTGGGTGGCGCTCTGGGTGGGCGAGCTGCAGCGGGTCGTTGTTCCGGGCGGCGTGGTTGGCATGTTCACCGACTGGCGGCAACTGCCCACGACGACCGATGCCATCCAGGCGGGCGGCATGGTCTGGCGGGGCGTGGTCCCGTGGCACAAGCCATCCGGGCGTCCTGTCCAGGGCCGATGGGCCAACTCGTGCGAGTACGTCGTCTGGGGCACGAACGGGCCACGCGATCTCCTCGCCCTCGACGGCAAGGCCCTGCCCGGCTTCTACCAGTCGAGCGCACCTCGGGAGCGCGAGCACATCACGCAGAAGCCCGTCGACGTGATGCGCGGGCTGGTCAAGATCGCCCCCGAGGGCGGCACGATCCTCGACCCCTTCATGGGATCGGGCACTACCGGAGTCGCCGCGATGCTCGAGGGCCGCAAGTTCGTCGGCGTCGAGATGGTCGAGCACTACCAGCGCATCGCCGAGCGCCGCATCCGTGAGGCGCAGGGGCAGGCGGTCACGCGCGGCGACCAGGGTGCGCTCGATTTCGACGAGGAGGCAACGGCATGACGCCACACTGCGAATGGTGCCCCTTCCCCGGCTGCGACTCGTGCGCCTACAAGGGGCACGAACGGGCTGTGCTGATCGCGGCG